GCAACACTACAGGAAATCTCTAACCTGCTAGAAGACAAGGAGCGAAATGGAAAAGGAACAGTCATCGATATTAACGCCAAACAATAAACTTGTTGGTGTAAAACCATCAAAAAAAGAAGAACCAAAATTACCACAACCAACTGGTTGGAGACTTTTAGTTTTACCTTTCAAAATGAAAGAAAAAACTAAAGGTGGATTAGTATTAGCTGAAACAACTTTGGAAAGGCAACAAGTTGCGTCTCAAGTTGGATTAGTTATGGCTATGGGTCCGCAATGTTATAAGGATAAAGAGAGGTATCCTGAGGGTCCATGGTGCAAAAAAGACGATTGGATTATGTTTGCACGATATGCAGGTAGTCGAATTAAAATAGATGGTGGAGAGATGCGTCTGCTAAACGACGATGAAGTGTTAGCAACAATTGATAGTCCAGAGGACATCTTGCATGAGTATTAATCATAGGAAGGAGTAACTATGCTAGAAGAAGAAAAAAAGACAGTTGATATAGATACATCAGGCCCTGGTGCAGACATAGATATACCAGAAGATAAAACATATGAAAATGAAGTAGAGGTATCAAATGAAACTAATGAAGACAATAATCAGCCCGCTGACACATCTGAGAAATCTGATGAGCAGTTGGATGTTCAAACAAAAGAAACACCGAAACAAGAAAAAAAGGAAGACGAAAAATTAGAAGAATATAGCAAAGGAGTTCAATCTCGAATTGCAAAGCTTACTCGTAAAATGAGAGAAGCAGAGCGAAGAGAACAAGCTGCTTTAGAGTATGCTAAGTCTGTAGAAGAAAAAAGAAAACAGATGGAGTCTACTTTTCAAAAATCAGATTTAGCTAATCTTGATAGATTTGAAAAAAACATAGATGCTGGATTACAAGCTGCAGAAAGAGAACTTGCAGCAGCGATTGAAACATCTGATGCTAAAGGTCAAATCGCAGCTAACAAAAGAATAGCAGAACTTTCTTTTGAAAATGCTAGAATTAAACAAGCTAAACAAAACAGAGAACAGGTAAAAGTTGAAGACAATGTTCAATCTGAAAGTAAGCCTGTTGAACAACCACAATATAATACGCCAATGCCAGATGCTAAAGCTGAGGCATGGGCTTCTAAAAATGTTTGGTTTGGTTCTAATAGAGCTATGACAAATACTGCTATTTCTCATCACCAAGATTTGGAAGGTGAAGGATATGACACTACTTCTGATGAATACTATAAAGAAATAGATCGAAGAATGAAAGTTGACTTTCCTACCAAATTTGGTAATAATGAGGCAGAGAAAACGTCCGCTCCCGTGCAAACGGTTGCATCAGCAAATAGAAGCGTAAAACCTGGACGCAAGACTGTGAGACTCACTTCATCACAAGTAGCAATAGCTAAAAAATTAGGAGTGCCACTCGAAGAGTACGCAAAACAATTGAAAAACACGGAAGGAGCGTAAAATGGAAAAAGATAAAAATACTTCACGTGCGAGCCAGACACGAACAAAGTCGGAAAGACCTAAAGTGTGGGTTCCACCATCATCTCTAGATGCACCCCCTGCACCTGATGGATTCAGGTATAGATGGATAAGAGCTGAAGTTACAGGCTTTCAAGACACTAAAAATATAACTGGACGAATTAGAGAAGGTTATGAATTAGTTAGAGCTGAGGAAGTTGAAAACGCATCAGATTATCCAGTCCTTGAAGAAGGAAAATACAAGGGAGTGATTGGGGTTGGTGGCCTTTTACTTGCAAAGGTACCGATCGAGATCGCGAAGCAAAGAATGGAATACATGACTGGTAAACACCAGGAACGTGACCAAGCAGTAAACAACGATCTTATGAAGGAGCAAGACCAGAGGATGCCTATCAATGTTGAGAGGCAGTCTCGTGTAACCTTCGGTGGTACGAAAAAGTAATTTTATATCACTGAATTAATATTAACCGTGATTCATTTATTATGAATGATCACATAAGGAGAAAATAACTATGGCTAACACAAGTACAACTGGTTTTGGTGCTAGAGCGTCTCTTACGTTAGGTAATACACCTGCAACGTCTGGACAATCTAAATACAAAATCAAAAGTGGCTTAGGTAAAAATATCCACAATCATGCTCCTGTATCTCTTCAGTATTCTGATGGAGACACAAGCTATATTGAGGATATTACTCATGCTACTATGGACGATGGTCTAACTGGCGGTGCTTCATGGGATGCGGATGGATCTAACATTCAACCAATCCTAGGTGTGTTCAATGGTGCGTTCTACGTAGACAACTCAACTAGCAAACCAACATTTGCTAATTTTGTTGCTTCAGGAACAACTTTTGCAACAAACCCGAACACTGGTAGTACAGACGGCGTTGGTTTTGTTAATGATAACCCTCTTCAAGAATACATTGTTAGAGCAGACGCAGCAGTAGCTGCAACTAACATTGGTAAAAGAGCTAATCTTAACAACCACGGATCACATAAAAACGGCACATCAGTCGTAACTTTAGACATTCAAGCCGATAACGACGGAAGAATGTTTAGAATAATCAGATCTGCAGAAGTTCCAAATCAAGAGGATCTTACAGCAGCTGGTGCAGACGTTGTCGTTGTATTTAACAATAGAGCAACTCTCTGGCAGAGAGACATCTAAGCCTAGAATAGGAGAACAAAAATGGCAATATCAAGAGCACAACTAGTTAAAGAACTAGAGCCAGGTTTGAACGCACTGTTCGGCTTGGAATATAAAAGGTATGAAAATCAGCATGCTGAGATTTATACCAGCGAATCTTCAGACAGAGCTTTCGAAGAGGAAGTAATGTTATCAGGATTCGGTAGCGCACAAGTAAAAGGTGAAGGATCTGGTGTAGCGTTTGACGATGCACAAGAAACTTTCACAGCTCGTTACTCACACGAGACAGTAGCTTTAGCATTTGCAATCACAGAAGAAGCTATCGAAGATAATCTCTACGATAGATTAGCTGCTAGATATACAAAAGCTTTAGCAAGATCTATGAGTAACGCTAAACAAGTAAAAGCTGTCGAGCCTTTGATAAATGGTTTACCTGGTGTAAACACATTCTTATCAGGCGATGGTGAATCTTTGTTTGGTGTAGCACACCCTACGTTAAATGGTAGTTTTCAAAACACCCTTACAACGCAGGCAGACCTTAACGAAACTTCGTTAGAACAATCACTTATCGACATCGGTAAGATGACTGACGAAAGAGGTCTTAAAGTTGCAGCAAGAGGAGTGAAAATGATCGTTCCTCAGGAGAATCAGTTCACAGCTGAAAGACTTATGAAGTCTCAAGGTAGAACTGGAACAGCTGATAATGATATCAATGCAATCGTTTCAATGGGAATGATTCCTCAAGGATACAGAGTGAATAATTACCTAACTGATACAGATTCATTCTACATCATTACAGACGTACCAAATGGTATGAAAATGTTCACAAGAGCTCCATTGACAACTGCAATGGAAGGTGACTTCGATACTGGAAACGTTAGATACAAAGCTAGAGAAAGATACTCATTTGGAGTATCAGACCCTAGAGGTATCTTCGGCGTTGAAGGTGCGTAATAATTAAATTTTATGGGGCGGCCTTAAAACTGCCCCATTTAAAACATAAACGATGAGATTCATGAAAAAATTTTTAGTAAATATTTGGGCTTACGATCATCACGGAAAATTTGAAGTAACGTGTGATGACAATGCCAAATCCTTGGAACAATCAATCCTTGACAAACTTGGAGAAAATAGTATAGTTTGGGAAAAAACGGGAATGTTTAGTCCGTTGAATAGAATAACCTATGAGGAGGTTGTTAATGATACAAGACCTATACAAAGTAAAAAGGTCCTTGGAGTTGAAGTGGGAACAGGAGCATCTGTCTAATGGTAGATATACTCTTGAAATGGTCAGGATCGATGACAAAGTTAAAGAAGTCATCACAAAGATCAAGCTGGAAGAAGCAGCTATTGCCCACAGACAGAACACTGTCGAAGGTGCAGCTCCGCAAGTTTCTGTAGCTACTTAATAAAAAGCTACATCGTTGGAAAAAATCAATCCACATTACAGGCTCTCTTGCACTCTACTAAAATGTAGTATATAGTTTTATCACTATACAATTAATTAGAACATAGACGCGTATAGTCGACGGCCTAGAGACTATGTTCAATAAACTAGGAGGATATAATTATGGCAAATACTACATTTTCAGGACCAGTCCGATCGGAAAATGGTTTTGAACAAATAACAAAAAATAGCACAACAGGTGCTATTACGGTTGAAGCAACTTATGATGCTAGACCAAACTTTAGACAAACAATAGACAACTCGACTTTAAATACGGGTGGTGCTGTAACAACAACTTTAACTACTGCTCAATCAGGAACGATTTTTGAAGTTGATGGAACAGGTGATATTGTTGTTAACATGCCCGCTTTAAGCACAGCTAACGTTGGAAACACTTATGAGTTTTTCGTAACTACTGCTGTAGGTGGCGCTAAAACTGTTACTTTTGTTTTACCTGGTGCAGGTGTATCAAATTTCTTTGGTGCGCTTTCGCTTATGGGTGGAACAGCTGCTAACCCAGCAAGTGACGTTGCAGGTGATACTTTAACATTACCTAACTCAGTTGCTGTAAATGCTAGAGTAAGATTAACTTGCATTAAGGATGATGGTACTAACTCAACTTACAAAGCTGAGACTTTATCAACTCCTATTGCAACAATAGCGTAATAAATAATTAATGTGGGGCTTCGGCCCCACATATTAATTTTAAGGAGAAAATATGGATTCAGATCAAACAACGCTAAATAAAACTACAGGTGCAGCTTCTGTTTTAAGAGGAGCTAGAAGCAGAGTTACTTCTATTCAAGGTAGAGGTGAAGCAGGTTCTGTTTTACTTTTACATGATGTTGCTGATGCAAGTGATGCAGGTGCAGGTAATTTAAAAGCGACTTATAAATATGAGACAGAAGGCTTAGAAGTTTACATTCCTGGTTCTGGTATTTTGTTTGAAAATGGAGTTTGTGCTACTTTAACACAAACTACTGGCACAGATGGAAGCGTTACCATGACAATTACAGGAGCGTAATAAATGGCTAATACTACCTCGGGTACTACAACGTTCGATAAAACTTTTGCTATTGATGAAATAGTAGAAGATGCTTTTGAACGTATTGGATTACAAAATGTTGCTGGTTATCAATTAAAATCTGCAAGACGATCTCTTAACATATTGTTTCAAGAGTGGGGTAATAGAGGTATTCACTATTGGGAAATCGATGAGGTTAATTTAGATTTAATTGAAGGACAATCAGATTATGATTTTTTTAGATCTAGCGACGACGGTACAAGTGCAACATCAACACCAAACGGTGTTTATGGAATGTCCGATGTTCTTGAAGCACAATTAAGATCTAATAGAACTCAAACAACACAATCAGATTCACCGATGACAAAAGTAGATAGATCTACTTATGCAGGGTTTTCAAATAAATTATCTAAAGGAACACCTAATCAATATTGGGTAGAAAGATTTATTGATAAAGTTAGAATACACGTTTATCCAACACCAGACTCAACAAATGCATCTAAAGATATGCATTTTTATTATATAAAAAGAATTCAAGATGTAGGTGATTATACAAATGCAACAGATGTGCCTTTTAGATTTGTGCCTTGTATGACAGCAGGTTTAGCTTTTTATCTTTCACAAAAATATCAACCACAATTAGCACAACAAATGAAACTGTATTATGAAGATGAATTAGCAAGAGCTCTTGCAGAAGATGGTTCTGCTTCTAG